AGAAGCTAAACTTATTAAAGATAAAGATATAGCTACAGCTTTAGAACTACCACCAATTAAATTACATTGTAGTGTACTAGCAGAAGATAGTATAAAACATGCAATAGAAGATTGGGAAAGAAAAACAGCACACAGAAAACATAATTATTACGAGGAGTAAAAATGGATATTATAATTGGAATAGTAGTTGCTACATTTGTTGTAGGTGGTATTGTTTATAAATACAAACCTGAATGGATTAAAGTAATTAAATCATACTGGAAGTAGTCTCATGTCTTATACATTTGGCAGTAACGAGAAGCCTGTCTTAATGACAAACAAAAAAAATAAAGGTAGGCTTTATGCACCTTCGAATGGAGGTAAAGGAGCTGCACCAAGGATTAATATATATTCTAAACAGTATCAAGATAACTGGGATAAAATCTTTGGTAAAAAAGTTTCCGACACCGATAAGGTTGAGGAGGCGTAAGAGACTTCCTAGAACTTTTATACATTCACCTATGTTTTAGGAAGTCCAGCTCTTATGAAAATACCAAAGGATTATATAAAAAGAAAAGGTAACACAATACCTTTTGGTTATGAAGAAAGTAATATAGAAGGTTACTTCAAACCAATACCAGAACAACTCTCATCTTTAGATACCTACATACAAGGTATTAAAAATCAAGAATATTCTTTAAGACAAGCTGCTTCTTTTTTAACAGAAGAAACTGGCAGGAAGATAAGTCATGTCGCATTAAAAAATTATATTGATAAGGGTGGTTCTGTTGCTGAACAAAGAAAAAAAATTATAGCAAAGAAAGCTAAACAAATTAAAAAACAAAAAAAGAATTTATTACAAAGAGAACAAACTTTAAAAAAAGAACAAGAAATAATAAACAAGGTTACTAAGCCTGAAGAATCAAAAGTAATTATTGAAGAAGAGATTAGTCCTTCTTTAGAAGAAACATTAAAAAACTCAAAGGTAGTCTTTCACGCAAACGAAGGACCACAAACAGATTTCTTAGCTGCAGATGAGAAAGATGTACTCTATGGTGGTGCAGCAGGTGGTGGTAAATCTTATGCCATGCTTGTTGACCCACTAAGGTACGCACACAAAAAAGCACACAGAGCACTCATACTTAGAAGGTCTATGCCAGAACTTCGTGAAATGATTGACAAGTCTCGTGAACTATACCCACAAGCATTTCCCGGTGCTAAGTTTAGAGAAGTAGAAAAGCTTTGGAACTTTCCTTCTGGAGCTAAAATAGAATTTGGATTCTTAGAACGAGATGCTGATGTATACAGGTATCAAGGACAAGCATATAGTTGGATAGGGTTTGATGAAATAACTCACTTACCTACAGAGTTTAGCTGGAACTATCTTGCTTCTAGACTTCGTACTACTGACCCAACTATAAAAACATATTTAAGATGTACAGCTAACCCCGGTGGTGTTGGTTCTCAATGGGTTAAGAAAAGATATGTAGACTCTTATGATTATAATAAAAGTTTTATAGGTAGTGATGGATTAACTAGAAAGTTTATACCAGCTAAGTTAGCTGATAATCCATACTTAGCAGAAGATGGAGTGTATGAACAAATGCTAAAATCTTTACCTCCTACTCAAAGACAACAATTACTTGAAGGTAACTGGGATGTAGCAGAAGGTGCAGCTTTTACAGAGTTTGACCCAAAGGTTCATGTTATAACTCCATTTGCATTACCTTTACATTGGGAAAGAACAAAAGGTATTGACTATGGTTATGCTTCAGAGTCTTGTTGTTTATGGGGCACTATAGATATTAATGATGGGACATTAATAATATACAGAGAATTATATAGAAAAGGCTTGACAGGTGAAGAATTAGCTACTATAATAACAGATATGGAAACAGAAGACCCTTTTTCGGTTGCAGGGGTCTTAGATACTGCTGCATGGGCTAATACAGGTACTACAGGACCGACTGTTGGAGAGAGTTTAGTCAGAGCAGGACATAAATTAAGAAGAGCTGATAAGAATAGAGTACAAGGTAAAGTACAAATACACGAATTTTTAAAGGTGCAAGAGAATGGTAGACCTAGGTTACAGATATTTAATACATGTCCTAACCTAATAAGAGAATTACAGTCTATACCATTGTCTAAAAACAATCCGGAGGATGTAGATACTCATGCTTCGGACCATGCTTATGATGCTCTAAGATATATGATAATGGGTAGACCTAGAATAGTTAGCCCATTAGAAAGAATTAGAGGTTTAAAACGAGAAATGTTTAAACCTTCTGATAGTACTTTTGGATATTAATATGGAAGACAATACATTTCTAAATGCAGATAATCTATATGAAGATGTAGAAGGCGAAGCTGGTAAAAATTTAAATTTAGAAGAAAGTCAAGAAAGAAATTTAATAGGTCTAATAAAAGGTAGATATGCTTTAGCTGAAATGGCTAGAGATACTGATGAAAAAAGATGGATAAAAGCATATGAAAACTACAGAGGTTTGTATGCTAAAAATATTAGATTTAGAGAATCAGAAAAGTCTAGAGTATTTGTTAAGATAACTAAAACAAAAGTATTAGCAGCTTTTGGTCAATTAGTAGATGTTATATTTGGAACAGGTAAGTTTCCTATAGGTATAAATGAAACTAAAGTTCCAGAAGGTGAAACAGATATAGCACACCTAGATGTAAACAATCCTAATCAAGGTATTGAAACTTCTATTCCTGATGACATAGGCAATAGAGAAGGAGCTAATGTAAATCCTTTTGATGTTGGTTACGAAGGTGATGGCAGAGTATTAGAACCGGGCAAAAGTTATTTCAAAGGTGACTATGCTGAAAGTATAGAAGATGAAGTAGCCCCTATGTTAGTAGATGGAGCTAGTCCTGACCCTCAAAAAATAGAACTTTCTCCAGCTCAAAGAGCTGCAAGAAGAATGGAAAAGCTTATCCATGACCAAATAGATGAATCTAATGGTTCTTCTGAACTAAGAAATGCTTTATTAGAAGCTTCATTACTTGGTACTGGTATTATAAAAGGACCTTTTAATTTTAATAAAAAATTACATAACTGGACTAATAACGAAGAAGGTAATAGACAATACTCTCCTTTAGAAGTTAGAGTTCCTAGAATAGAATTTGTAAGTTGTTGGGATTTTTATCCTGACCCAGATGCTACGAATATAGATGAGTGTGAATATATTTTTCATAGACACAAAATGAATCGTAGTCAATTAAGGCAGCTAAGACATATGCCTTACTTTAATAAAGATGCTATTAGAGCTTGTATTCAAAAAGGTGCAAACTATGTTGAGAAGGATTACGAATCTCAACTTAGAGATGATAGAAGAGCAGATGAAGAAGTAGGTAGTAACTTTGAAGTTCTTGAGTATTGGGGTATTATGGATGCTGAATACGCAAGACAAGCTGAAATAGATTTAGATGAGTCTATAGATGATTTAGATGAAGTACAAGTAAATATTTGGATGTGTGGAGATATTGTACTTAGAGCTGTAGTAAATCCATTTACACCACATAGAATACCATATCATTCTTTTCCATATGAAAGAAATCCATATAACTTCTTTGGTATTGGAATAGCAGAGAATATGGATGACAGTCAACAAATTATGAATGGTCATGCAAGAATGGCTATTGATAATTTAGCAATGTCTGGTTCATTAGTATTTGATGTAGATGAGTCTGCTTTAGTTGCAGGTCAAAACATGGAAATATATCCGGGTAAAATATTCAGAAGACAAGCTGGAATGCCCGGACAAGCTATACATGGTTTAAAGTTTCCTAATACATCACAAGAAAACTTAATGATGTTTGATAAGTTTAGACAACTTGCTGATGAGCAAACTGGTCTTCCTAGTTACTCTCATGGGCAAACAGGTGTTCAAAGTATGACAAGAACTGCTTCTGGTATGTCTATGTTACTTGGAGCAGCTAGTTTAAATATAAAAACTGTTGTAAAGAATCTTGATGACTTTTTATTAAGACCATTAGGAGAAGCTTACTTTCAATGGAACATGCAGTTTCATGAAGGTGATTTAGATGTAGAGGGTGATTTAGAAGTTAAGGCTACTGGTACAAATAGCTTGATGCAAAAAGAAGTACGAAGTCAAAGATTGACTATGTTCTTACAAACTGCACAAAGTCCTGCTATTGCACCATTTGTTAAGATTTCTAAACTTGTAAGTGAACTTGCTTATAGCTTAGACTTAGACCCAGATGAAATTCTGAATGACCCTGAGGAAGCAGCTATCATGGCACAAATAATAGGAATGCAAAATGCTGGACAAAATAATGGCGAGGAAGCTCAACCCCTTGGTGAACAACAGGGAGCAATGGGAGGTAATGCAGGAACACCTGTCCAACCTCAAGAACTTGGCGTTACAGGAACTGGTGGTGGCAACATCGGAACAGGAAATGTACCGGTTGCAGGGGAAACTTCGTTTAGTGGGAATGCTGGAGCAGCTCCCATCACAGGTTAAGGAGGCTATAGAGAGAAAAAATGAAGGGTGATTTAGATAAAGATGGAGTACTAAACGAGTACGAACGAAATAGAAAAGATGCTATTGATGCATCTATTGAAGAACAAGAAAGAAAAAGTAAACAAACTGGTGGGTCTATAGATGACCAAATGAAACAAGCTATGGGAATAGAAATGGTTCCTGATGAGCAAATGGAAAACCAGTACATGAATTTTATTTTGGAAGAAGCATTAACAGAAGAAGAAGAAAATATGCTTATGTCCAAACTTGAACAAGATGAGCAACTTGAAATGCTTTTTGATAAAGTAATAGATGTAGCTCAAGAATTTGCTGGGTCTGGTCCTGTTGAAGGTCCGGGTTCAGGAGTCTCCGATTCGATACCTGCGAGGTTATCGGATGGGGAATTTGTCTTTACTGCAAAAGCTGCAAATGAAATCGGCGAATCTGAATTGATGCGTATGATGAAAGATGCAGAAGCTAATGCAGATAAAAGACAAGAACTAAATGTCGGAGGAATGCCTACCGAAGAAGAGGAAGTCTTAGTTGCTTCTAAAGAAATACTACCACAGGTTCAAGAACCAGATATGGTAGATGTTGAAATTAGAAAACGAATGATGGACCCTTCTTCTCAAGATAGGTATGTCCGAAGCTAAACAATAGAGCTACCCTATTAGCGTAGGCACTCTATAATATTAACCGAAAGGCGACCTTTACAAACAAGCCCTCTAGTCGACATAGAGCTACCTTGTAAACAAAGCCCTTATTAGGAGGATAGATATGACTGAACAAGTCCAAACAAAGGAAAAGCCAAATCCTTACAACGCTAAAAAAGATTGGCACGATGAAGATAAACCTTTTTCATCATCAGATAATCTTTATTTTGAAGAGCCTGTTGATAAAAACAAATTGTTTACTACTTCAGATATAAATGAAGCAGAGACTAATGTTAATACAGAGGCATTGGAAGTCGAAGAGGATAAACCTTATAAACGACCAAACTACAAAAAAAGATATGATGATTTAAAAAGACATTATGATATAAAACTTAATGAGTTTAAAGTCAGAGAAGAAGAGTTAATAGGCGAAGCTACTAAAAATAGAACCGAATATTTAACTCCAAAATCTCCAGAAGAACTTGAACAATTTAAGAAAGACTATCCTGATGTGTATGAAGTTGTAGAAACTGTAGCTCATCTACAAAGTGA